CTACAGCCATCTCCAACGGGGCTGTATTTTTATTTTGCTGACATTTCCCGTCCAACTGATTTCGTTTTTCCCTACCTCAAATCTCGGAAACTCCGCACCGCCGTATTTGCCGTTTTGGTTGGCGTTGCCCTTGAACACCTCCATCATTTCGCTGTCAATGGTGATACTGTCCTGCACGTTCCGCAGTGGGTAGGGATTGCCGTTGATGTTCAGCGTAATATCCCCATTACCATAAACCGTAATGAGCGGTTCGCTGTATACCGTGCCACTGTTGCGGATGGTGGTCGGGGCAGTCAGCTCCAAAACATCCCCTGCGGCATTGACGCTGTATTTGAAGGGCTGCACCCGAAACTGCAGCAGAAAGCTGTTATACAGATAAATCATATCCGAGACAGAAATTTTGTTATAGATGGAGGCCCGAAAGACCTTATCCGGCTCGGTGCAGAGAATCAGATCCCCTGCACCGTTCAGCCACGCCAGTATTTCATCCAGATTTTCATTTCCTCTGGTGCTGCACTCCACTGAAAGCACATACGGCGCATACGTTCCTTCATCCACCGTCAGCTCTCCGTTTCTGCCGGGGATGGTAACATAATCCACCCTTCTCTCTGCTCTGACCTTCTCGGGTGCGGCAGAAATCAGAATCCCGAAGTCTCGGCTGTCCTTTCCTTTAAAATGAAACCAACCCATTTATGCACCTCCCTTTGCTATGGCTCTGCGTCTGCGAGAAAATTCCATTTCCTGCATCAGACTCGGCACTGCTTCCTTGCTGTCATTATGGAAATGCTCAATCTGCAGTACCGTATTTCCTTCTGTATGATTGACCGTCTTTGTGATATAGGACGTATCTCCGCCACGTTGAACGGCAATATCCCCACGCAGGCGTACCATGTTTTGGTTCATGGCGGCTCGCATTTTTTCATACGCATCGGACATTCTGCGGCTGAACCCATCGGACAGGCTGCCGCTGATGGTATCCGAAACGCTGTCCATGCGGTCAGACCAACCCACGCCGACACCCTGCGCCATGTAATCGCCGATTTTTGCCATCACACGAGAGGGGCTGTTGATGTCCATTTCCTTTTTCGCCGCACGCACCGCCGCCTGTAATGCCTTTGCAACTGCATTGACAACGCCGCTTTGCCCGTCATGTACGCCCTTTGCAACGCCTTCCATCAGGCTTTCCCCAACGGCTTTAAAATCCGCCTGATAGCCTGCGATTTCTTCCTTCGCCGTTTCCGTCAGCTGCTTTGCCTGCTCTGCAACAAGGGGCTGCTGCTCTGCAATTCCTTCGGAAACGCCCTCCGCACTGACCGCCTGCATACTCTCGGATACTTCCGCGCCAACATCGGAAATCTCCGCCTTTACACCTGCCAGAAATGCAGGAATTTCTCCTGTGTAGGATTTCTCCAGAGCGTCAAATTCGCCCTTGTAGAATTTTTCCGCCACGCCCTGCGCCATCTGCTGCTTCTGCTCGAAAAGGGAAACATACTGGTCGAATTTCGTATCGGACATGGAAATCAGCTTGTTCATGTAGTCTAGGGCATCCTGCACGCCCATGCCGGCAATCTCACCCATTAGGCTGTCGGAAATACCTTTTTCCTTCAGCTTGTCGAGTGCATCCCCGTATTTTTCCAGCTGTTTAATATCGTCCTTCAAATCTCCCAGTTGGAACAGTTCCTTGCCTTCCTCTGTTTTTACCCGCTCGAATAAATCTCCATAATCGGCAAGCTTGCTTTGCAGGCTGTCCTGCTTGCGCTCAATGGTATCCAGTGCCGCCTCATATTTCTGTTGGAATTGTTTCAGCAGAGAAATTCTCTCCTGCAATGCCTCCTGTTCGGCAGCCTTTTCTGCTTTTGCCTGCTTCTTGTTCCATGTCTCCTCGATTTCCGCAATCTCTTTGAGAATCTTCTGACGGTCTTTTTTCTTCGCCTTATTCAGCTCCGCATTTTTCTCCGCCAGCTGCTTTTTGTGGTCTGCCAACTCCTCCGCCGCCTGCTGTGCATCTGCCTGCTTCTGCATTTCCTGCAAAGCCGCATTTTGCTTGGTCAGCTCTCTTTCCAGAACATCCCCGACCTTCTGTGCCGTTTTCTTGGCGTATGCAACCGCTGTTTCCGTTCCGGCAAACGCATCTATAATGCCATTCGCGACCGTTTCTGCGGCATCCACCGCCATCTGTCCGCTTTCCTCAATGCCGACTGCGATACCCTCGCCGATATATGCGCCGACCTCCTCCTTCATCAGCTTGGAGGGGGATGCAATCTTAAACAGCCCTTTCAGCTTGGAAAGCAGAGTGTCCTTTATTTTCCCTGCAACCGCCGCAATGTTTTTCAGGCTGTTTTTGATGCCGCCGACAATACCGTCAATGATGTACTTCCCGATGTTCTTCAGCCCGGTTGCAACCTCACTGCCCGTAATCTTGGATTTAAACTTGGAGAAGGCATCCTTTGCCGCCGTTGCCATGGATTCTCCGGCTTTTTTTACGCCGTTTGCAACCCCGTCAATCAGCTGTTTCCCCAGATTCAGCCATTGGAACGCCATGAACGCCGCCACAATCGCCTCTATGATTTTTGGGATATTGACAACCAATGTAGGAATCGCCTGCACCAGACCAACCGCAAGCCTTGTGATGAGATACAGTGCTGTATCCACCAGCTTGGGCGCATTGTCATTGATGACATTTGCAATGTTGATGACAATCTGCGGTACGGTTTCAATCAGCTGCGGCAGGGCGGCAATCAGCCCCTCGCCCAATGCAAGGATAATCTGAATCCCTGCATCAATGACAGTATTTGCGTTTTCCGTCAGATTTTCCACCAGTGTCGAAATCGTTTCGATTGCAATAGGGATGATATTCGGCAGGCTTTCCGTCAGCCCATCCGCCAGAGAAACCGCAAGGCTCGCCGCAGTATCCGCCACCATCGGGAGCAGCTCCGCGATGCCCTCCGCAAGCGTACCCACGATGGATAATGCACCTGCCGCAAGGCTGTCCCCGTTCTCCTGTATGCCCTGCACCAGTGCGCTGATGGACTGCACCCCCAGTTCCACCAGATTCGGCAGCAGTTCATTTGTCAGTGTCGGCAATGCGGATGCAATCTCCGGTGCCAAGCCTGCAACGAGTTTCCCCATGCCCTCAATCACAACACCGATACGGGGCAGAAGGTTATCCGCCACCGTGCCGATGCTTTCAATGAAATTGCTTAACAGCATATCAAAGTTCTGCGTATCATCCGCCATGCCGACCATCAGGTTCGCCCATGCGGCTTTCATGCTGGCAACACTGCCTTGGATGGTGGTGCTTGCCTCCTTCGCTGTTGTGCCTGTGATGCCCATTTCCGTCTGAATCACATGGATTGCCTCTACAACATCGGCATAGGAGGAAAGGTCATACTTTACGCCGCTCAGCTTCTCCGCATCCGCAAGCAAGCGCTGCATTTCCTCCTTCGTGCCGCCATAGCCGAGCTTGAGGTTATCGAGCATAGTATAGTTCTGCTTGGCAAAACCCTGATATGCGTACTGGATGGATTCCATTGCGGTACCCATCTTATTGGCGTTATCCGCCATATCCGTAATAGCAAGGTCTGCCGCCGCAGCCGCCTTTTCCGTATCCCCATCCAAACTTTGCAGCAGGCTTGCCGAAAAGCTCGTAACGGTTTCCATATATTCATTTGCGGACAGACCCGCAGTTTTATACGCATTATCCGCATAGGAATGTATTGTTTCTGCGCTGTCCTTGAACAGCGTTTCCACGCCGCCTGCCAGCTGCTCATAGTCCGCATAGGCATTGATGCACGCAGTCCCCAAAGCCGCAACCCCTGCAGATGCCGCGCCGACTGCCGCAGCACTCGCCTTTACAGCCGTATTTACCGCACTGCCGATTTTCCCCAGTACCTTTTGAAATGGGCTGTCATCGCCCTTAATTTTAATTACAACAGAGCCGTCTTCTGCCAATGGTTCCACCTCTTTCCTATGGAACATCATCGGCAACTCAGGCTCTACTTGATGTCTTTCTCGTTTATCTTGATTTCAAATGTTCTTTTGCACCTTCGCCCCTTGCAGCGTAAAAAAAGCCCCTTGCACACAGCGTCCTTGCTGTATGTAACAGGCATTTCATAGCCGCAGTAGGGGCATTTTACTTTTTCTTCATGCACGCCATCACCTCATCCACCTTGCCATCCCCCATCAGTGCTGTGACAAGGGCAGACTGCTGTCTTTCCTCCTGCTTAGGCAGAGGCAGGGCATATCTGCGCTTCATGGCGTTATAGTAGTCCTTCTGCGCCTGTGGCATATCCCCCTTGATTTCCACCGCTCTGCACCGCATGACCTCTTTCAGCACCCTGTCCTCCTCCAAAGCTTCAAACAGTGCCATAAACTGCCACCAGTGCAGAGATTTTCGGCTTAAATCAATGCCGTACTGCGTCAAAAACGCCCCATAAATCAGCCCTGCGTCATGGGTAAAGGAATAAATCGGCGGCTGGTAAAAATCCGCTCCTGCGGCTTTCCCGTGTCTCTTTTCCTTCTGCCTGCCACAGCCCCAGAAATAGCACAGCCGCTCTACCGCCTCCTCCAACGGTTCGGGGATACAGCCATAAAACAGCTTCAACACCCGTTCCGCCTTTTCCTCATCCGTCAGCTCCTCGGAGGAAAAAATCTCCTCCAATCTCAGCATTGCCCGAAAATCAGAGGAGATGTGGTATTCCCTGCCGCCAATCAAAAAAGAGTCAGGCAAATTTCCTGTCAGCAGCTCTTTCATTTCTTTCTTCTTTCCGCTCTTTCTCTGGCTCTGCGTGCGGCTCTGTTTTCAACCGCCGCCTGTGCCATGGGGGTAGAGGGCTGTGCGCTTCGGGGGACAGGCTTCTTGTAGCTGTTTGCCCGTTCTGCGTGGTAGGTCTGCACCTCTTGGGAAATATACATCACCAGATCCAGACAATCGTAAAGGTCTAACGTGCGTTTCGCCTCAATGGCGTCCATCACATCCTCGCCCAGAAGGTCATCCAAAATGGCAAGCATTGTATCAATGCCATTTGCAATGTCTGCCTCATCCTTCAGCTGTGCGCCGAAGGCTTTCATTTCCTCGCTTGCTTTTTTCAACCTTTCCGTATATTCCGCAGTATTGGGTACGGAAGTCTGTACCCCTGCAATGTCCAGTGCAATCCCCTGTTTACGAAATTCAAATTTTCCCATCTCTTTTTCCTCCTTCTGCCCTTATACTGCCGGTGTGAATTTTTTGGTTTCTGTGTTAAATGTGCCGTCCACGAAATCCCCTACACCGTTCAGATTGCCCGTTACCTTCATCACACCGCCGCCCTCGCCGGAGATAGAGGAAACCTCAACCGCAACCTTAAATTTTCTTGCTTCAAAGGTATTCGGTGTTTCCGCCACAGGCTTGAACAGCTCCACTCTCACATAGTCCCTTTCGGCATCCGCACCCGTCAGCTGATTTCTGCCGATTTCATACAGTGCCATCACTGCCGCCTCGTCCGCAATCAAGTCCGAATCAAACGCAAACGTAGGCTGATAGCTTTTAATCGTAGAGGTCTGGGCTTTCTGATTGATGTATGTTTTGGAATCCTTCTGCGCGTTGGGGGATTCGTCCAAGGTATTAAACCCAACCCCCATCAGCGCAAAGCTTTCCGTTCCGCTTTTTGCCGTGTTCAGATAATCCGCCACCTGATATCTCTTTACTGCATCCATATTGTTTTCACTCCTTATCTTGTCTGAAAAAATTCCATTCTGCACTGAATCTGGTATCTCGCCATGCTTGCCTCTGCCGCCATGGCATAGCCGCTTGTGGTTGCCTCCATCAGCATGACCTTCCTGCCCTCGCCCAGATTGGGGAGGTTGCCTGCCATGGTCTGTTCCCGCAGCCATTCGGAGAAATCGCCGTAAAAGCTGAGGTTATCCAGCTGCTGTCTGATTTTATCCCCGAAAAATTCTCTGCTTGCCACCACAAATAAAAACTGCCGCACCGTTGAGCCGTCCACATAGGAACGCACAATCTCCTTTGCAGGCACAGCCTCAACCGAATAGCTCTGTGCCTCCTCCGGCAGAAAATCCACGTGCAGCTTCCCTTCCGCAAGCGGCGGATAGGTACGCAGAAACTTTCGCACTTCCTCCATGATGTTTTTCATTTGCCCCGTCCTTTCAGATACCCTTCCAAATCCTTCTCGACTTCATTGCCATGGTCTGCCATCATCCGCTTATCCCACTGCTTGCCGCGCAATGCACCGCCGTGATAGGTCAACGGCTGTCCGGTGTAATGCTTGGGCGCACGCCCTGCCATCACCTCGCCGACATACTGATAATGCGCATACGGCCCGGGATAGATAATGCTGTCCGCCGTCACTCTTGCGGCGTTTACCATGTGGGCGGCACTGCCTGCCGACATCGGCACATAGGGCTGACATTTCCGTTCCACATCCTCCGCCAGAAAGCGTTGTGCCGCCTTATCCTCGCCCAGACCATACCTCCGCAGGATTTTCGCTGTGCTGATATTGACCTCATAGTCTAATTTCATGCGCCGCTCACCGCCCAATGCCGTAAGTCCTTCCGCCTGCTCCTGCGGTTATCCCCAACAGAAAGCACCGTAAAATATTCCAGTCCCTTTAGGTCTGCCTGCTTTTCGATGGCATCCACCGCACCACGCACGATAAAATCTCCGTTTCGGATGGTAATATCGGGCATGGCATCCTCCGGAATACGGACGGTAATCTTCGCCGCACCCGTCAAGCCTTTGTTTTCCGGCGTGGCAATCAGCTTGCCGAACCAGCTCACACCATGAATCGCAGTGCAGATATATGCATCCGTATCCGTTTTCCTGTCATACCGCAGCCGGATATGCGTAATCGTTTCCGTACACGCAAGCATCACTCCGCCCCCCGATACAACAGCCCCGTATTGCCGAGATACAGCACCGCCGCCTGATAAAGCCGCTCCTCGTCCGTCAATGTGTTGCTCACGCCTCTTGTATAAATTACAGAAACGCCATCGTTGCTTTCCTGCGAAACAACACCATTTTCATTCAGCAGAATCGCATCCGCCACCGCACAGCACGCCTCTTTGACCCTCTCCTTGATTTTCTCATCCGTCACCGCCGCAATACGGTCAAATGTCACGCTGTCCAGATAGGCAGAAGCCTGACGGGAGAGACGCTTAAAGTCTCCCTCCGCCATTTCGCCGCAAAAGGTGTCTTTGTAATACGAAAAATCCGCATAAATCATGCGTTTTCCCCCTTTACTGCTTTTCCTCCTGCTCCTTTTCCGGAGCGGCATTTTCCTTTTTCAGAGCCGCAAGCTCCTTTTTCAGTGCGGCATTTTCCTTTTTCAGCTTTGCGATTTCCTTGTTTTCCGCTGTTTCGGGCTGTTTTGCGCCCATGCCTACTGTTTTCGCCATACGCCTTCCCTCCTTACGCCTTATGGTGCAGATAAATCCCTGCAACCTTGTTTTCGTATACATCCGCCAGACCGTATGCTCTGTAGAAGAACAGCCAGCCGTCACTGTCCTGATTTGCATCGGGAGAGATCACCTTGTTGACCGTATGCTTGGGATACTGCAGCAGTGCAGGCTTATGAATGACCATGAAGTTGATTTCCTTGCCTGTAGTTGCCTTCACAAAGCCGCCGACCTTCTCATTTGCACCGCTTGCGCCGCTGTTGTCCGTCTTGCCGTCATACAGGTCAATGGCGGTATAGAAACGGGTCTGGGGCACCTTCTGCACAACTGCAAAGGAATTCAGCACCTCTTTGGATTTCGTGGTATCGACCGCGTAAATCATGTTGTGGAGGGTGGGTGTGATAAACAAATGTCTGTTTTCCTGCGGTACCTCGTCCTCATCCATTTTGTTCTGCGCCGCCACCAGAGCCGCCAGAACCGCCGCACCATCCGCCAGTGTGCCTGCGGTTGCCTTGGAAATGCCCGTTGTGCCTGCGTAGGTCGCAAAGCGGAAGGCATCCATTTCGGGAACAACCTTCGTGCGGATGAATTCTGCCGCCAGCTTCCCAAAGGCAAGCCCTGCGGTTTCCTCGTTGTCCATGGCATCGACCGTAAATTTTCTGCCACGGTCATAATTGAATTTGACGGTTTCATTCGTCAGTGTCACATCCCCATGCACATAGCCGCCGTTGCGGTCATAATCCGCCAGACCGTCCATGCTGATTTTGGGAATCACGATTTCGTTTGTGTTCGCGCCCATCTGCACCAGTGTCATATCGCCGTCCAGTGCAGAGGTAACGGACGCATTCTGATAGACCTCGTCCAGCAGGTCAATGTATTTTTTGAAAAGTGTAATGCTGTTCGCCATGTTTTATTTCTCCTTTCGATTTTCCTTAGTCCTTCTTCGGGGATAAGCCCATTGCCGCTCTGACTGCCGCATCATCCACCCCGCCGCCTGCAAAGCCTGTCCCTCTGGAGAAGGCAGGCACTCTTGCAGGGTCTTTTGCGAAATATTCCTTGTCCTGCGTCAGAGCCGACAGAATATCCTTGTCCCCCTTGCCCTTGTTTGCTTCATCCTGCAAAGCGGTTTTAAATTCGGCGTAGACTGCCTTTTCCGTCAGTGCATCCCGCCATTTCTGCTCACCGACCACCGTCTTAAAGCGGTTGGAATACTCGGCTTCTTCCGCTTCTTCCTTGGCTTTCTTCTCCGCCTCGGCTTTCTCGTCCGCAATCCGCTGTTCCAAATCCTCGAATTTCTTTTTGAAATCCTCGTTGCCTTCTGCGGATTTTTTCAGGTCTGCAATGGTGGTTTCGTATTCCTTGAGGGTGCCGTTGGCTTTCTCCAAGTCCGCCTTCACTGCTTCAAACTCTCCCTTTGCCTTACCGATATCCGCTGTGTTGATGTCCAGTAAGCCCTTCAGCTGCTCCTCTGTGGCATCGGGGAAAATTTTCTTAATGTCCTCTCTTTTCATTCTTCGTTCTCCTTTCAGCTTTCAGTTTGTTCTCACGGTTCTTTCCGCACGCCTTGATAGTTTTTCGCCATTCCGGGCAAACAAAAAAGACCTGTTTTACGTCTGTGTCCAAAGACGAGATAGGATAGACCACCGTTCCTTTCTAATTTTTCTGCACGAAAAAACCACTGAAACAATATCGTCTCAGTGGCTCTATTCTAAAATATTTTTCAAAAAATCAAACGTTTCTTCATTATCGCAGGCGATTTCGGTGCCTTCAACAAAATCGAAAATCACTGTAAATCCGCCCACAGGGCATTTCCCTTCAACCATCCGGCAATAAGGATATTCCTTTTCTTCGCCCAGATTTGTATCATTGGCTTTTTTCATGGTATCGAGAGCAGAATGAAAAAGTTTTTCCTCATCCACTCTATTGAAATTGCAAACTCCCATTCTTAATGAGTTTTTCGGGTCTCTGTATATCTTCATCCTTACACCCCCGCTGTTATCCCTCCTGTGCATCGCTTTAGTACCACATAACTATTTTTTCCTTAGGCACGCTATCCTGCAACGCTAATTTTTCTAAATAGGAAACCGCATGGTTCAAATATATCGGAAAATTTTTATCATACTCGGAAACATTGCTTTCTACAATCCTTCCACTCTTAATGTCAACAGAAACATATCCTAAAGCACCGCTATTTTCGGGGTCATACTCTGCCGAAATGATACCGTTATTCATTTTTATATTTTTTAATTTTAGCATAGTATTCACCCGCTTCTTTTGCGTAATTATACTTTCCGGATGCTTTGATGTGAGCCTCGTTCTGCGGAATCCCCTTTTTCATCAAATCTCTTTCCATAATCTCGTGGTTAAGCAATGTGATGTCATGCAATTCCGGTTTGCCGTCAATCAACCTTTGCCACGATTCCGCCATCATATAGTCCGGGGCAAAATATTCAAGCTCCGCCCCGCCCAAATCATGTTTTTCCATAAAAATATAGCTTTTAACCGTTTGTATATCTTCTTCTGCAAAACCTGTTGTCTCTGATATTCTCGCAACATCTGTTTTCATGCTGCGAACCAGCCCATAATACCTTTCCGCATGTTCTCTTGCTTCTTTGCTATTGGGGTTTCTTGCCCCACTTACAGCACCTGATTTTATTATACTGTTTTTTCCTTGTTTTTCAACTGTTTTCCCCACAGCAACCCTTGTCCCATCCGCCTTCAGTCCCGTCTGTTCCAGAAAATCCTTCTGCCTTCTGTTCCATTCCGTTATCTTGGCGGATGCCTCACTGCTGTCCAGCCCTGCCGCATCCAGCGCATTCTTCTCCCGTTTCCATCTGCGGATGCTTCTTTCTATTTTCCTCTGCTCCTGCAACGCCTCGTACTCAGTCATACGCACGCCGTTGTATTCGTAGTCCTTCGCCTGATACTCTTTCAGCAGTGCCTTATCGTAGGTGCGGCTCATCCCCTCGAACCATGGGCGAAAGCTGTGTGAGCAGTTCCAGCCGCCCAAGCCTGCGCCTGTGCCATAGCCTGTGGTTTTCACAAAATCGGGATACTTCCTGCTTTTTCCGCTCCTGCTGTAAATGCCGCCCTGCCACTGTGCATGGGAAGGTCTTGCGCCTGCGTGAGCGGAAACCTCCACAAGGTCTGCGCCCATTTCGTCCGCTCTGGCATCCTGCAATTTCAGTGCCGTCTGGTTCACGCCTGTTACCACCGCCCGTCTGACCGCCGCCTCTATGGTATCCGTCCGCCCTGTCGGGTATCGGATTGCCCCCACGCCCTCAGCAGAAAGCTGCTTGATGGTGTTTCGGATAGCCGTGTTGTAATCCATGCCGCCAAGCGTAATCTGCATATAGGCGCGGTCAAGTGCCTGTTTAAACTGATGCGCGGCGGTGCGTGCCGTTGTCAACGTCAGATTGCGAAATGTACCCGCTGTTTTCTCATATCCTGCCTGCAATATCTTCTGCAAGTCCTCAGATGCCGAAACAGGCGGCGGATTGAGCCCCTGTCTGCGATAAACCGCATCATCGGATTTGAGTGCCGCCCCTCCTGCCTCCTGCATCAGCTGCCGCAGTTCCCTATCGGTTCTGCCTGTCAGCGTTTTCAGCCTTGCCAGAATCTCCTCTCGCACCATCCCTGCCTCCTCAAGCATTTTCGCCTGATGCTCCACCGCAGGAATCCAATATCCATAGTGAGCTATTCTTACAGCCATATTTTCTAATATATCCATTTCAGCTTGTGCGTACAGCTTTATCATGCCCTCCGGCACACGCTGTAAATATTCGGGTTTCAGCATCCCTCATCACTCCCCAAAATCAAGCGTATCCTGCGCAGGAATGTAGTCCTTTGCCTCCTCCTCGGAAATGCCGAAATACCACGCCAGCAGCTTTTCGGGCTTGAGGATATTTGCATCCACCATAGCCTTCATCTGTGCGTATTCCGCGCCTGTGTCCGTCAGCACGCCGTCCCCCCAGTTGAATGTAACCTCGTATTTCCCATCGGGCGCAAGCTGATACAGGCTTGTGTAGTAGTCCAGCACCCAGACCAGATGCTCCAAGGCTGTCTGTAAGGACTTCTGGATATTGCAGACCGCCGCATAGCTACGTTGCTTGCTCATGCGGATTTCCTCCGCTGTCTTTTCCTGATTCTGTGGGTCGGATAAGGTACCGTAGGAAAGATTGCAGTTAAACTCAATCCGCCGCAACAGCTGATTCAAGCCATTGAACAGGGAAGCATCCCGAATTGCAGGGCTGAATACCTCGTATAAATCCCCGGTTGTCCCCTTTTCCAGATTCAGAGAGCGGAACAGTCTCTGCTTGCCGGCAGGCAGCCCTTTCCCATCCGCCTGCAATGCTCCGACAGAGGCATCCACTGCCAGCTCAGAACCTTCAAATTCCCATAGGATGCGGCTGTATTGCCTGTCCGCCTGCTCCATCAGCTCCGCCGCTCTCGCGCAGACCGATACGCCCAGAGGGGATTCCGCATCAATATGGTTCGCAAAGGGCATCTTGAAATATACAAAAAGAGGATGCTCCAAGGTTTCCCCGTTCTGATAGCCCAAGACAAAGCTTTCTTCCAAATCCGCCCATTCATCCACGCTTGTCAGAGCCGCAGGCACACCCAATTCTCCTTCCTGATAGGAGATAAAGGCTTTATTCTGCACCGTATAGCCCGCATCCGTCAGCTGATGGCTTTCCAGTCTGGTATACCATGCACGCCCCTTTTTCACACGCTCCACAAACACCGCACCCGTCACTTCTCCACGGCTGTTGTAAGCAGTCGGAATAAATCTGTCCGCATGCACAAAATCAATCGCTATTTTTCCGCCGTCCATGTAGGGCTTGAATACCAAGCCGCCCAATGCCACCGCAAATTCTGTCTGTTCTCTCAGTCTGGAAAGCACAAAATCATAGCCTTCCTGCAAAAATGCCGCCCGTCTGCCACTGCCGCTGATTTCGCTGTGAAATTCCACAGTAACCAGTCTCGCAATCTCCGAGGCAACCGCAGCGGCTAACCCAAGCGTTTCTGTGTTCTTATCTAACCAGGGCGGCTCATTGCAGAACATCTTCTGCCAAAGCGTGATGGCATCCTGCATTCCGGTACTGATTGCCACCTCCGCACCGACTGCCCTTTTTATCGTTTCTCTCTGAAAAAACATCTGCAACACCCCCTTTACCCAAGTGATAAAATTTCGCATTATTGCCCCCTCCTTTTCCAGATGGGTTCTGTTCCATAGCGTACTGCGTCGATATGGTGATTGTCTCTGTCGGGATAGCCGCTGATGACCTCCCCCTCTTTGTTCCTGTCATATTCGTAGGCGGAAAATTCCTTCGCCGTATCGGGACAGCGCACAGGGTCAATCACAATCCGCACCAAAGCCTGCAGCCACTTCATAGAGTAGTCCACGCTCCCCGGTCCCTTCACTGCGCCACGGCAGAACAGCCCATAGCTGCGATAGTCCGCAACACTTTTCGGCTCGGCACTGTCCGCCGTAATCAAATCCGTATCCTGCACACCATATTGCCGCAGGAGCCTTGCCGTTTCCGCATTGCCCGTTCTGTGCCTTGTCAGCTCCCCGAAAATGTAAAGCGTCCGTCTGGCAGAATCGTAGTGCATCCGATTGAACGCCCATGGATCTGGATAAAAGCCCCAGTCCACGCCGTTGTAAATGCGGTCGAAGGCTGCAATCTGTGCATCGGGGATTTCCTCCACCGTTACGTTGTCGAATACCGCGCCACCGCTGCCGACCACCTCGCCCAGATATTCATGCCGATATGCCTTTTCGTTCAGCTCCTTCAGATATTCTGCCTCCTGCAAAAACGCCTCCCCCAGCCACGCAGGCGGCACACGGCGATAATCCGAGGTATGCACCAAGCGGTTTGCCTTCGGCTGTAAGCACTCCCGATTTACCCAGTTGCTTTGGCTTTTCGGTGGGTTGTAGCTGTAAAATACAAAAAAGCTGCTGCCACCACGCATCAAGGATTGATTGATGGTGCGGATTTCCTGCATCCCTGCAAACTCGTCCGCCTCCTCATACCAGATGTATTTGCAATAGCCCTTTCGGAATTTCGTAGATTTGATTTTCTTCGGCTCGTCCGCCCCACGAAACAAAATCCTCTGCCCTGTCGGGAGATAGGAAAGCTGCAAAGGGCTTAGCTTCGCCTGCCATAAATTCTCTACGCCTAATGCCTCAATCGCCCAGAGCAGCTGCTCGTATACGCTGTCCTTTAGGTTGACCGCCACCTTCCGCAAAACAAGCGCATTGGCCGCCGCATCCTGCATCATCCCCAGAATGATTTCCACAGAGATAAAGGAGGATTTCGTAGAGCCACGCCCGCCCTTCAGCCAGTAGTGCGTGTGCCGCCCTGCCTTGATGTCATGATGCACCCCGTAAAATGAAGGCGCAATCAGCTTTGTTAAATCAGACATTTGCATCCTCCTTCGGAATATCATCTACGATGGTAACAGGGTTAACATCCACCTTTACCTTTTCCGCAAACAGCCCGAACCGCTTGCCCAATAGCTCCGCCGCCTTCAATCGTTCCTTTGTCGGCACCTGCAGGGTTGTTGTATCCTGATACCCGTCCCCGATAAAGCGCAGCACCTCATCCTCCCGTTCTCCACGCATAACGGAAGTCAGGTACTCCAGAACCTCCTTCGCATCCGCCGTTTTCGCAGAGTGCATTTCGTCCAGCTTTTCATCAATGTATTCCCGAATCCGAGCATTTCCGAGTAGCTTTCTCGCATTTGCATCTGCCGAACTGTCCTTTTTGCAGTTTGGATACGCAGCCTTATAGGCCCTCGTTCCGTTGCAGTCTATCAAGTATTCATCCGCAAATCGTTTTTGTTTTTCTGTCAGGCGATATACCGCCTTTTCCTTTGGCATACTATCGCCCCTTTCTGATTTTTAAACACTGAAAAAGGACACCCGTTTCCGAGTGCCCAAAATAGGAGGTAACATGAAACATCTATATTTTCACAATGCCATCATACCACAAAAAAGCTATCATAAACTCTCATGTTCTGTCATTTGAAAATGGGATAATGCTGCACCATGGATTCTGTAAATATGGCTTTCTGCGTAATTCATTTTTACAGCTATCCTCCACCACGAATCCCCCAGTAAATATCTACGTTCCAAAACCTCTTTTTCTGCTTCATCCTGCATCAGCTGCACCTGATTATAGATTTCATTGTATTCCCGGATAGCAATCTCTTTTTCTGCTTCCAGTTGGCTGACAAGTGCATCCAACCTCGCCATATAACCGGACAAATCACTGTGTGCATTTCCCTGTGGCATCCCGTCATGGTTCGCACTCGGAAACATCTGCTGACTGCGCAGCTCCTCAATCTGTTCTTTTAAACGCTGCGCCTTCCGCATGGAATATATGTACCCCTTAAGATATTCCTTTTTCCTCTCGTTTTCCTTTGCAATCACCAAGCTATCACCCCCATTTCTTAATACAATCCCGATGCACAAAAATCTCCGTCCCTCTTTTCGTTTTCACATACTCGATACCATCTTCGCCATAGGAAATTTCCTGCTCGCAAATTCCGCAGCAGATTGGCTTTCCGGAAAGATTTTTATTCGTAATACTCCGAAACCTTGTCCACATCTGCTTTTTCTCAATCAATGCCACTGTAACACCACCTATTTTCCATATTTCACTTTCAATGCTTCCATCAAATCATCCTGCACATCCTTTTTGCCCTGCAAACTTTCCAGCACATGACTGTCCATCGTCCCCTCTGTAATCAGATGATGAACGATAACAGCCTCCTGTTGCCCTTGTCTGTAAAGTCTGGCGTTTGCCTGTTGGTAAAGCTCAAGGCTCCATGTAAGCCCGAACCATACAATGATATGTCCACCGGCCTGCAGGTTCAGTCCATGCCCTGCACCGGCAGGATGCGCCAAAAGCATCGGGATCTCTCCGTTATTCCAATCCGTAATGTCTTTGGAGCTTTCCAGTTTTCTCGCTTTTGGGAATTTTTCTCGGATTCGTTCCAAATCATGCCGGAAGCTATAAAAACAAAGCACCGGCTTTCCGTTGGCAGCCTCCACCAGTTCCTCCAGCATATCCAACTTCTTTTCGCTTGTTTTCACATATCCCCCGTCCGGAAGATACATCGCTCCGTTGCTGTACTGCAGCAGTTTTCCGGTCAGAGCCGCCGCCGATGTTGCGGTAACTTCCCCCTCTAAAAACTGCAAATACGCATCTTTCTCAAATTTTTCATACGCCGCCATTTCTTTTTCGGAAAGCTTGACCGTCTGGATGCTGTCAATTCTTTCCGGCATTTCCAGCCAATCATCCGCCTTCATGCTAATGCAGATGTCCGAAATCTTTTCATTGATGTTCTCCTCTGCCTCAGGCTTTGGCTTATAATTAAAAATCGTTGTCTGGTTCCGCTGATTCGGCACAAAGTATCGTTCCCGAAACCCTGTCACTGTTTTTCCAAGACGTTCCCCGCCATCCAGAAGATAAATCTGGCTCCATAAATCAATCAGACCATTCGGGGCAGGTGTCCCCGTCAGTCCGATTACCCTGCTACTGCGTGTGATATATTTCCGCAGGGCTTTGAACCTCTGGGCCTTCGGGCTTTTGAAGCTGGATAATTCATCAATAATCACTGCATCAAAATCCCATCCATCTCCGATCTGGGAAAGCTCATTGCACAGCCACACCACATTTTCTCTGTTTACGATGTAAATATCGGCATCTGCAGCTATCGCCTTTCTTCTCTGCTTTGGCGTTCCAAGTATTTTTGAAATACGCAAATGCTTCAGATGATCCCATTTTTCACTTTCTCGACTCCATGTGTCCTCTGCCACTCGCAGCGGCGCAATCACTAAAGCCTTGCTTATTTCAAAGCTATCATAAATCAGATTATTGATTGCCGTCAGAGTAACCACCGTTTTCCCCAATCCCATTTCCAGAAACAGTCCGCATCTCGGTGTTTGGTAGATATGCCGCTCTGCCAGCTGCTGATATTTATGGGGTATATACTTCATCTGCTCCGCCTCCCAATAAATCAAATGCGGCTATGTAGCTGCTTGCCTGCTCCTTGCTGTCAATCACACAGATATAAAATCCGAAACGGAATAATATTTTATGCACACTCTCCTGCAGCCGTCTGGGTTTCTTTCCCGGGGCTTTCAGCTCTGCAAAAAATACCCTGCCTTTTGGGGCTAAAATTATCCTGTCCGGCAGCCCTGCCATACTCGGCGAAACAAATTTCAGGCATAGCCAACCTTTCTTCTTGCACTCCTTTACAAAAAATCTTTCGATTTCACTCTCTTTCACGCTTTTTCCTCACCTCATCACTTTTTAAGTTTACGGTACAAACCCTTAATTTCTGCGGTTTTCATACTATGCGTAAACTTTGGAAACCTTTTTTCCATATAGTCTGATGAATTATAGAATTTTATAGGATTTATAGAATGTATAAAAGCCTATAAATCCTATAATTCAAATTACTTACACAATAAATTTAAGTTTACAAGTTTACAAATGCCCTCAAAGCCTTGATTTTTCTAACTTTTCTGCGTAAACCTTAGAACCACTTTAAAGTTTACATTTCCTGAAAAATCCTTTTTGGTGTCCGTACAATTCCCCAAAACGTATGCCACTTTTTGCACGTTCCCACTCCCCTGTTTTCAAAATAATGTCATTGATTTCTTTGCTTTTCTGTCTGGTTAAATCCTTTTTTTCTCCGTTAAAAAGCTCACACCAGATTTCCAATGCACATACCTTTTCCCGCCGTTTTGTTGCATGAATATTCATTTCAAAGCCATCATTTTGAATAAAACTGCGTCTTGTGAATAAGTCCAGTGTATCCCAGTTTTCCGGCAGCAATCGTTCCAGATATGCCTGAATATCTCCTGTCAGGGGGCTTTCCTCCAGATGCCTGTCCTGCTCCTCTTTCGCCATGCGGTCAAGCTCCATATCATCGATGTGGATTTTTTCCTTCTGCCGAAAAAGTACAACCGCCTCAGCCCAAATCTGGTCTACTGCTTCCTTTGTCAGATCTCCCCATACCTGCTTTGTTATCCTGTCGGGATTTACGTCTACGGGCCAAAAACGGCGGTTCCCCGTCATATCCTTCAGAAAATCATAGGTATTCGTGGTGCCAAAAAATACGCACTGTCGCTTGAAGGTTTCAACGTGGTGTCCGTATGCGGCTCTGTAGGAATCCTCGCCCTTTGCGGTAAATTGCTTGATAGATTCTACCTCGTGCCGCTTCAATGCCGACAGCTCCGCCATTTCGATAATCCAGAAACCCTGTATCTGCTCGTAGGCCTCCTTCCCCTGCACCGTAGTCAGAGAATCAGAAAACCATTCCTGTCCCAGCTTTTTCAAAAGGGAGCTTTTTCCACACCCCTGCGGGCCAACCAGAACCAGCACGTTATCATACTTTATGCCCGGCACAAATATTCTCGCCACCGCGGCAACAAGTGCCTTCTTCGTTACCTCTCTGGTGTATCGGCTGTCCTCTGCCCCCTGATATTCAATCAGCAGCGTTTCCAGTCTGGGTACACCATCCCAAACAAGCCCCTCCAGATACTCTCTGACAGGATGGTAACGGTTTTCGTTGGCAACCAGCGTCCATGCGTCCTCAATCGTAGATTTTCCTTTGATTTGGTAAATCTTCTCCATATAGTGCCGCAGTCCGGCATCGTCCGCATCTGTCCAGTCTCTTTCCTTTTTCTCTTTTCCCCATGGGGTTTCGCCAAACACCCTGTATTTTTTCGTAAACTCATTCTTACGGATTTTTCCTTTTAAAGCCCTGTCATTCGCTAAAATGATTTTTGCATTGTTGATGGTCGGCAGGCAGCGTCCTTTGGAATCCACATCCAGACGCAAAGCCCATTCATCCTCTTCCGCTTCTCCGCCCTCCGAGAGATATTCCCCGAAGTCCTTTTTCATTTCTTCCTGTCTTTCTCTGTGCTTCAGCAGACGCACCCTTTCATCATTCGATGCAAGCTCCAGCATCTTCAGATAAGAGGGCAGCTTTACCGTAGGTGTTCCCTGCGCGGCTTCCTCGTCCAGTTCCCGAAACTTATGCAGGCGCACAAGGTCAAAGGCATTGCACAGCACACCGCCTGCCGGGTCGGTTGCATGGTTGGAGTACAAAAACCTTCCATCATCATATACGATTGCCCCTGCCGCAGTGCTGCCGGCAGCGTAGGTGTATCTCCCCTCCACAGCACAGGCTGTATATACGCCCGGAAGAAAGCGTTCCATTGCCTCCTCCACGGTATATGTACGGCAAAAATCCCCGACTGTCCCTTTTTTCGTTGTGGGATCTTCCTGCTTTTTCAGCTGGCTTTCCCTCTTTTTCAGCGTCCTGCCCGAAGTTGGCCACTCTGTCACATCATGCCAGTCCTTATATTTCGCAAGCACCGCATCTGCGGAAAGAAAAGTCCCCTCCACAGTTTTGTAAACATATTCCGCATTCTGGCTTGTACTCGGCCAAAACATCAGACGATGTGCTTGATAGGTGGTATCATCAAATTGGTCTATCCCGATTTCTTCTGCTACCTTACGGGAAATTGCCTCGTATTCCTCCGCGCTGACAGAACGGTCTAATGGAATCAACAGGCGCAAACGCGGCTTTTCCGTTGTATGCTTATGTGTGGAATACACGCACCATGCACATGAGAGGAATATGTCCAGTTGGTCGCAGAAATCCTCTGCGGCAAAGTCCGCATCCAGAGTCAGAATATCTCTGCAATCCACATGATCCGCCTTTCTGCGCCCATTCCGCAGCTTGCCGCCGACAAAACCGCCAACATCCTTGATTGCATCCTGCTGAGACTTCGTCATGTTGGCATATTCGCCCTGTGTCTCTGTTGTTCTGCAGGTGGTCTGCAATCGCTCCTTTAATTCCTCCCACGTGATAGCCGTGTTCTTCCAAAGAACCGCCGTGCGGCTCGCACCGGTTGCTATGTAAAGCTTTCGCATGATTCCCCCTCCCTTCTCAATCCTTCCTGTAATACTCACATTCATACGCATCCGCATTTAACGGCAGTCCGGGTGCCCATTCAATAGGCTGCCCCATCAAAGCCGCAACCTCCTGCGCAGAGCTACGGTCTTTCGGTTCATCCAGAATAACCTCATCATGCACGTGGAAAACCACTCTGTACCCTGCTTTGTATAATTTCATAATGCTTTCCGCCAGACAATCTCTTGCGAAGGCCTGCACGATGTTTTCGACCAATTTACCGCCCCATGTTTCCAGTCTTGTCCATTTCTTACTCGTCTGGTCCATTCCCATGTAGGTGATGGCTTTTCCGCCGAAACGGTTTTCTCCGATTTCCGGCTTTACATACGCAATTCTCCTGCCGCTTGGTAAACCGATAAACAAAATGCCTGCCTCTCTGATAAAGCTGATCCCATGCGGCAATCTTCTCGGTTTGCCTTTGATTGCATCCATGGCTGCATCCTGCACTATCCTCCAGAATCTGACGATAGCAGGGTTGGAGGTTCTCCACATCTCCACCAGCTCCGGCAATTCATCCTCATTCAGCCCCATATCCAATGCCCCCATGCTAATCAGTGCGCCGGCACTGCCGCCATACCCAAGGGCCAACTCTGCGATTTTCCCTTTCTGCCGCAAATGCCCGTTGATGCCGTGCTTCACAACAGGGACATGAAACATCTGGGATGCCGATGCACAGTAAATATCTCCGCCTTCTGCAAATACATTCAGTCTCCATGTTTCATCCGCAAGGTATGCAATCACACGTGCCTCGATTGCAGAAAAGTCCGATACAATAAATCTGCACTTATCCGATGGGATAAGCACTGTCCGAATCAGCTCCGAAAGTGTCTGGGGGACTGGGAAAAGCATACGGAAGATATCATACTCTCCCCCTCGCACCAGCTCTCTCGCAAGGTCTAAATCCTGCAAATGGTTTTGCGGAAGATTCTGCACCTGCAAAATTCGTCCCGCCCATCTGCCTGTACGGTTTGCGCCATAAAATTGCAGAATGCCACGCACACGCCCATCCTTGCAGACAGACCGCTCCACCGCCTCATACTTTGCCACAGATGTTTTCGCCGTTTCCGCTCTCAACCTCAGCACATTTTTCAGGATTTCATCCTTTGTTGTGGTAAGGATGGCTTTCAGATTCTTTTTATCCAAGCTGGGAACAACCTCTCCCGTTCTCTCCTCTATCCACCGCTTTAGCTGTGCCACCGAATTTACGTTTGCAATCCCCGTCAGCCTTTGCAGCTGCTCCTTGCAGCTTTCCTTGTGCGCCTTGTTATATAAAATCGCATTTTGTGCCAGTAGGGAATCCGCGGCCACACCGCAATCAAGGATATGCTGATCTACTTCCCACAACCTCTGCTCACTCTCTGCCATAGGGAAACGGGAAATTTTCTTTTTGATTGCTCTTTCAACCGCTACGTCCTGCACGCAATACTCCTTGAATACCGCCCACTTTTCAGAATCATGCTGCGGAAGGTTTCTCGTTCTGCCGCCATTTACCTTTGTCGGCTTGCAGGGCTTTGAAAAATAATTGATTAACGCCTTCCCTCTTGCATCCTTTTGTTCCTGCAGCCCAAGAGCCTCGGCCACACCTGCCAATGTCTGCGGCAATCCCAATTCCGCCGCAGCCACAGCAGAACACCGCCACTGCTCCGGCGGCATCGGCATTTTCAGATAAGCCGCAATGCAGGTTCTTTCAAAATTGGCATTGTAGGCAGTTTTGATAATCTTCGGATTTGTAAGGGCTTCTGTAATTTTTTCCGGCAAGGCTTCACCGCTTGCCAAATCTACAATCTGAATATCCTCGTCATCAAAAGCATAGGCAAAAAGCAGGATTGTAAAATCAGGGGCCTCCGCATAGCGGTAAACCCCCGTTTTTAACAAATCCTCACTGCTGTATGTTTCAATGTCTATCGACAGTTCTTTCATTCAGCATCCCTCAATTCTTACTGGAGAAAATCGTCAGAATCCTCAATCAAGCCCGCGAAAGCGTCCTCCACCTTACTTCTGCCACCCAAAGGTTCTCCGTCTTTCGCCTTCATCAAATGTTCCAAACCGCAAGCAATTCCTTTATTGCCGTTTGTGTTGAATGCGTAAAAACTGATGGCCGCATGACCGTAGCAGCCGCTATATAAATCCGTACTGTCGATAATAGGCTGACCGTTTTTGTAAACCAGTCCCGGTTTCTGATTTGCATTTGCGTTTACAAAATAATGCCCTGCATACACTTCGTCATCGGGTCTTTCCGCATCACCGTCACGCAGGGGCAGCTTCATCACTGCGGGGATTTTTCCGCCAAACTTGCCGATGCCTGCCTGTTTTGCCGCCTCTACCGCTCTGTTGATGGCATTGATTGTTTTTGTATCCGTTTTGGGAATCAGCAAGGATACAGAATATTTAGGGTCGCTGCCGTTGATACTTTTCGGCTCAAATACATTCAAAAAAGAGAATCTTACTTCACCTGTTACTACCTTTGTTGCATTATTCATATTTTCCATAAATCTTTCATCCTTTCTCATTCTTCGATTATCGTTTCAAAATCTTTTACCGCCGCATCTGCGGAGTGCAGTGCAGGGCGTTTATCCGATTCCGGCACCAGAGTCGGCTTGCCTGTCGGCTTGATGACAAATTCCCCCAATAAAGCGTTGAAATCTTTTTTTCCCAGATATTTTTCCAAAGCACCGATACCAATCAGCTTTCTGGGATAAAAGCTGTCCTCGTTGTATCCCTTTGCAATCAGCTGTCCGGCAATCAGCGTATCATCAATGGAAAATGCTCTGTTGCTTCTGCCTTCCACCACCTTGTAGCCGGGGAATACAGTGCCATTGTTCACTGCTTCATCTAAGGCATACTCCTTGATCAGCGTAGCCCACTTGGCAAGCGCCTCCGCCTGCTCCAGAATCTCTGAAATTTCTTCCGTTGTCAGCTGCGCAGGCTTTTTGAAATCATACTTTGCCATTTCCTGCTTTCTTTCTGCGTATGCTCTGCAAAACGGACGGGCTTTGCAGAAGTTTGTGTCGCAGTGATTGCCGGCACAATATTCCTCTGTTCCGGAAAAGGCTTTCTCCGCTGCCGGTCGAATTTCCTCGCCCCATGCCCGCAGCTCCGTTGCTGTCATAACAGCATCATCGATGTTATCAATACGTGGCTGAAAAATACACATATCAATTTCTTCAATGTCATAAAGAAAATCGTAGGTCTCTAAAGCACCCAAGGCATACAGACGCATTTGAGGGTTCCCCTCCGCTTGAATTGGCACGCCCTTTCCGTACTTCAGATCTATAATCTGCAATCTTCTGTCACTGATAATAACGCAGTCCCCCGTACCAAATCCCTCCGGCACATATTTTGAAAAATCAAGCCTCTGTTCTAAGAGCAGGATTGCATCAGCTGTGCGCTGCTTCGCCTGATTGAGCTGTTCAATGACAAAATCCCTGTAGGCATCTGTGTATTCTTCCATTTCATCATCAATTTCTAAATCTTTGATGGCTTTGTGGTACTTTGCCTTGGTATACTCCTTTGTTGCAAGTCTGATTTTTGCTTCTCCCAGCGCGTGAGCGGTTGTTCCTTCTGCGGCATACGCACTGGGCTTGTCCTGCACGCTCGCCTCTAATAAGACAGAACCGGGGCAGGCAATCCACTTTTTTGCACCGGAGGCGGATAATTTTGCATGTACGTCAGGCATCACAGCACCTCCTTCGCTTCCTCTAATACCGCCGCATAAAACGTGGCATCCAATCCGGACAGATTCTCTGCGCCATGTTTCCGCAGAATCGCCTTTGCCGCCTCTGCACCATGTTTCTTGCTGACCTTGGCAAGAGCTGCCCTTACTTCCTCAATACTGACTGTGATTTCCGCACCGCTTTCCGCTACAGGCTCTGCGACCTCTTTCGGTGTCTGGGCTACAGGTGTTTCTTTCTGCGGTTCGATTTTCTGCACCGCAGGATTGCTTTCCCGCACTTCCGCTGCGGGTTCCGCCAAACGCTCCGCAAACCCTTTTACCATGTCCAAAATACCGGGGTTCTTCATCAAATCCTGCTCGTTGATTGTAATTACAACATCCATATATGTATCCTCCTTTTTCAAATCCGCAAACGTCTGCGGATTTCTCTTGTAAAAATCATCATTTTCTGGTATCTTTAAATTGGTTTTTTGATTTAGTCCCCCGAAGCGTGCCACCGCCAAAGGGGATTTTTTATTTCTTAGGCGATTCCCTGCCATAAAACATATTTCCGATTGCAAAGGCAATCACCGTGCCGGAAATCAGATAAAGCATCATCCTGCTGTCGGGGTTCTCCAGAACCCATACTAAGCCGCACTGCGCCAGTAGCGTCCCGAAGAATACCACCGCCCAACGCAGCAGCCCCCGGCGAATGTAGAAAAACGTCCGTTTCCAGTTTCTCATGGTTTCACCTCCTCTCCCTGTTCCAGAGGGATGATGTTGTTCGGGTCGGACACATCGTAGCCCTCATACTTCCGCAGGAATTCCTCCACCGCCTCTCTGCGACATTTCAGCTGCCCCAGCTTCAGAAACGGTAGCAGTCCCGCATCCTTCAACCCATACACTCTGGTGGGGTTGCATTTCAAAATCTGCGCAACCTCTTTTACTGTGTAAAGCATCGGTTCCATAAGAACACCTCCTTTTAGTTTGGTCTTTTTCCTCCTATTCTTCTTTCGTCTTGCTTTTCTCCTCTCTCACCAATGTCAGTAACTCCTTAAAGGCTTCTCCTAAAGCCTGCTGCACTTCCTCTACATTACTTTCAATAATTGAAACCGCAGTCTTGTAAAATTCGCTTGTGTTTGCAAACGCTTCACTCTCAACAAAGGAATCGTAATATAACAGTGTAATTGCATGCAGTTCTTCCGCCTTCCGGAGAATATCCTCCAGATCAAGGACTGCTGAGCGTACTTTTTTTTTCATCCATTTTTGTCACCTCCTTAGCTTGCACCCTTATCTGTATTCTGCTGTGTCCCCAAAAACAGATTGATGAAATAAATCTGTCCCTTTCCTGTTACCTTTGGCGTTTTACTGATACTGGTATGTCCGTCACCATGCGAAATCGTAGTTAGCTTAATTTCAAACAGCTCCATTTCCATGCTCCGCTGTGTCGGCATATTGTAGTCAGTGCCTTTTCGGCTGATAAGATAGCCGTTTTCACGCATCCACGCAAACAGCCTGTTCTGTCCCATATCCACGCCGTTCTGTTTCAGCAGCTTCGCCAACTCGCCCACCAGAATGGAAGTCTTTGCCACAGAAACGGAATTTGCAAATGCCACAAGCGGCTTATCCTGCTCAACCTTCGATTCTAAAGCTACTCTTTTCTCCTGTTCCGCTTTCAGCTCCGTTGCCAGTTTGATGATGGTATCGGGATTCAGCAGCACTTCTTCGATTTTCTGTGGTGTCATGTACGCCCCATGCTTACGGATAGAAGGCAGTACCTCAGATGTAACCCATTTTCTGAAAGGCTTTGCTTCTGGCTTGTCACTGCGGAGAATGACATTATATAAGCCGCTTTCGTTGACAACCGTCATTTCCTGCTCTCCCCCAGGGGTGTCCACCCTAACCGACCCCCTTTCATCTTCGTCCAATCTGGATGCCGTATCCCTGTACTTTGAGATTCCAAGAATTCCGCATACATCTTTCAGCACCCACCAAGGCTCGCCATCCTTCTGTATGGTTCTGACCTCGTTGCCGTTGTAGTTAAAAATCTGTAAATTATTCATTCGTCCACCCCCGTCAACCTTCCAAGAAATACTCAATGCTGACATCGAAATAGTCTGCAAGGACTTTCAGTTTGTCTACCTTTGGCTTGTAGACTCCAGTTTTCCATGCCGTTAAAGTGGATGTAGCGATACCTGTTTCTTTCGCTACCTGATATGCGGTTTTGTTACTTTTCTCCAATAATTCCGCAAACTTTTCGTACATTTAGATTCCTCCTTTCCCATAAAAACCCGTTGACACTATCTAAGATTTCTTATATAATCGAAGTACCACCTTAGCTAAATAAGAAATCAGAGTGTGTTTTATTTTTTAGCACAGTTTTCTGAGCTATTTTCAATATAGCACAGTTTTCTTTGTGTGTCAATTAAAATGACTCAGATTTCTGAAATATTTTGAAAGAGAGTGATTTTATGTATTCAATCTTTGAAAAATTGCTAAACGAATACGGCGCAACCGCATACAGAGTTTCGAAAGCAACAGGCATTACTACCTCGACCTTAACCGCGTGGAAACAGGGGGAATACACCCCAAAAACAGACAAACTTCAAAAAATCGCAGAATTTTTTGCGGTCTCCACAGACTATCTCTTAGGAAAAAATAAAAATGAAATTTATACCGTGGAATACCTTGACGAATACCATGGAATAAATCATATTGGAGAATATCTTAAAGAAACGAGAGAAAACAGGGGTTATACAATCAAGGAATTAAGTAAAGAAACTGGTATCTCAGAAAAAACACTTGCCGCCTGTGAAGATGGCGAGCTAACTGTTAAATCAAATGTATTCAAAAAAATTCTAAAAAACTACGAAATGACGCAGCTCGACTTTGAGAACGAGCATAATATTCTCAGCTATGAAGCAAGACCAGAATTTCACGGGGACTACAACGCCAGCCTTAAATTTGACAAGGCTCTCGCGCATGATTCGGCTGAAACCGCCTCAGACTATGCCACTGCCTATACAGAACACGAAAGAAAAGTGATAAGCGCATACCGCGATCAACCGGATATGCAACCGGCTGTTGATAAGATTCTTGGCGTTTCCGCCGAACCCGATTACCGTATGCCTGTTGCGGCGCACAATGATAACCAAAGTGAAGAACAGCTGCATCTGATGCGAGAGGATTTGGATGAGCTTTGATACAAAGGAGGGGCTGCTCCATGTGTAACTATGATGAGCTTCTATATGAAGCAAATGAAAAGGGCCTCGAAATTGTAGAAAAGTATTTTAAATCAGATGCTAAGGGGCTTTGTAAGGGAAATAAAATTGGAATTAGAAAAGATTTATCCTCGAATGAAAAAGCCTGCGTTCTGGCCGAGGAAATCGGGCATTATGAAACAACTGTAGGTAATATCATAGACCAAGAAAATGTAGAAAACAGAAAACAAGAAAAGAAGGCCCGCAGATGGGCGGTAGATAGGATGCTTTCTATCGAAGAAATTTTCGAAGCAACCGAACACCCTTGTAACAATCTTTATGAAGTTGCCGAATTCTTGGGCGTAACCGAAGAATTCTTATTGGAAGCCTTAGAAATTTTTAAGAAAAGATACGGTCACAGCTATACATATAATGGAAAAACAATTATTTTCTGTGATTACGGATTTTGCATAAAGTAAAAACTCCCCCTGCGATACCGCCATATCACAGAGGGGGAAAGAAAGTCACTATTCAGCAGCCTTCCACATCAAAAATATCACAATATGCAAACATTGTCAAATGATGTAAAAGGAGGGCATATTTATGGGAATGAGATTCCGCAAAAGTTTCAAAATCGCCCCCGGCGTAAAGCTGAACCTCAGCAAAAGAGGAATCGGTGTCAGTGCCGGCGTAAAAGGGGCGCGTGTCTCGCTCAATTCCAAAGGGCGTGTCACAAAATCCGTTGGCATCCCGGGGACGGGTATTTCTTATGTAAGCAGCAGTAAGTTAGGCGCATCCAAAAAGAAGGCAACCGCCAAGAAAACCTCTGCCAAGGCATCCACTGCATTTGCCGCAGAGAATCCTTCCGCAGATACCACCCCCACGCCGCCTGTTTCCGATAATTCTTCCCCCACCCCCGGCGGAAAGATGAACCCGAAAAGCATCCTGCGTTGGGTAATCTATATCGCAGTTATCTGCATCGCGACCCAAATCAACGAAAAGCTATGCTATCCTTCTATGTTCCTTGTTGGGCTGTTCCATCTGTTCCAAGCCAGAAAGACACTCGCCGATGAGCAGAAGAAGAAAAAATCTACCATTCGCACCTGCTGCTTTCTGGTGTTTACGGTACTCGGATGCCTCGTGACGATACCCACGCCCAATGTGGAGACCATCAAGCTAACCGCAGATGAGGACACCATGGACATCAACGAAGAACAGTTGATTTCCTTTACATACACGCCCAAGGATGCGGATGTCTCCAACCTCTCGCTCGAGCTGTCCGATGGCACGCTTGCGAAGGCAGAGCAGACGGATGACGGCATTGTCCTGCATACACAGGCAAAGGAAGGCACCTTCACACTGATTGCCAAAAGAGGTTCTGCGGAAAGCAACGAACTGACCTTCCAAGTCATTGATAAGGAAAAGGCAGAGCAGGAACGCATTGCCGCTGAGAAGAAAGCCGAAGAAGAACGTATCGCAGCCGAAAAGAAGGCAGAGGAAGAACGTCTGGCGGCGGAGAAAGCGGAACAGGAACGCATTGCCGCACAACAGCAGAGTCAGGCACAGTCCCAGAACTCCGCTACGGTTTACGTCACCCCGACCGGCAAGAAATATCACTATAACAGCTCCTGCAATGGCGGCAGCTACTCCCCCACTACTTTGGATAAGGCTATTAAAATGGGACTGACACCTTGTAAAAAATGTGTTGGGTAATCCCCACTAAATAAAAAATCCCCCTTCCCTGTTGGCGCAGAGAAAGAGGATTTATGGCGGTGTTTGTATAACCACCTACTCGCAATAGGATTATACCACGATACCGCCTTATTTTCTATACCTATTTTTCAATTAAGGAGGAATGCTTATGAAAGGCGGAACACGAAAACGTGGTAAAACATGGTCATATTATTTTGATACCGCTCAGGTCGGCGGCAAAAGAAAGAAAATCGAAAAGGGCGGATTCCGTACCAAAAAGGAAGCGGAAACGGCTCTGGCGAAGGCTATCGCGGAATATGAAAACTCCGGACAGGTCTTTCAGCCTTCCACCATCAGCGTCAGTGATTATCTGGACTTCTGGTATGAGCAGTATTGCAAAATGAATCTCACAGAAAATACGCAGCAGACCTACGCAACGCTGATCCACAGGCACCTGAAACCGCAGTTCGGTGCATATTATTTAAAAAGCCTACAGGCGGCAGCCATTCAGGAATACATAAACCAGCTAAAGGCGCAGGGCTATTCCAAAGCGACCATACGCTCTATCTTTGTTGTCCTCTCTACTGCGATAGATTATGCTGTTCAACCTTTGCAGTATATCCGAGAGAATCCCTGTCGGTTTGTAAAGATAGGTACTGTCGCAAAGCCGGTCAGAGAGCGCATCGTGCTGACGGATGCAGAATTTGACCGCATCCGGAAACGCTTTCCCGTTGGTTCTCGCTACTATATTCCGCTTATGATTGGCTGGAACTGTGGGCTGCGTATCAATGAGTGCTTTGCCCTCACATGGGACGATGTTGATTTTGAAAACTGCACGTTGTCTGTAGAGCGTCAGCTTATCCGCAGGAACATCAACGGCAATCTGGGGTTCTCCCTCAAAGAACCAAAGTACAACTCCAAGCGGAAAATAAAATTCGGGGAATCCCTTTACCGAATCCTCAAGGCAGAGAAAAACCGACAGCTTAAAAACGAACTGAAATATGGCGAATTCTACACAGTATATCAGCTTGTCGATTTTACGGACGAAAAAGGAGCGCCTCGACAGCGAATTGTCGGCACACAAAAAATCCTTTCCACAGGCGCGCGGCGAATCAATTTTATCTGCGTTGATGAAAACGGAGAGCTGACAACCAAAAACAGCTTTGCCTATTGCCAGAGAGTCATCCGGCAGGAGCTTGGAATCAATTTTGATTATCACAGCCTGCGCCATACCCATGCCACAAAGCTGATTGAGGCAGGTGCCAACGTGAAGGCAGTTCAACAGCGGCTCGGGCACAAAAACATTGTAACCACAATGAATACCTACGTTCACCACACAGACGAAATGGCACAGACCGCAGCGGATTTATTTGAAAGCGTTGTAAATGGCTTGCCACCCAAATGAAATTTACGGTGGCAAATGGGTGGCAAATCTCCAAAAACATCAACCCAACACCGCAGAAACGCTGATAACACAATAAAGAAAACATTCGCATATTTTAACAAAGCCTTAAGTTTCTATTCACACTTTGTCCATATTTTTACAGTATACTACAAAAGAAGTCGAAAGGACGCCCCCTTTTACTTCCGCCTGCAGTCCCCTTCCCCGAAAGGCTGCAGGCACCCCTTCCCCTATTGGAAGAAAAATATTGAAAGAAAAAAAACAGACAACTACCTATATTTGGTTTATCATAGTAATATACCCTCCCCTTTACAGAAAAAGCAGCCCAAACAGGCTGCTTTTTCTGTAAAATCGAAATCAGGGCACCCACATGTAACAACGCAGAGCCCATCTCAAAAATACTTCGTATTTTTTCGTTGTGGCGCTCGCCAAATATCTGCAATAAAAAGAACAGCCTATCATGCAAGCATGTAA